CTCAGGCAGTGCAGACATGTCGCCCGCCATCACTTTTTGCATGGCTTCTTGATTGGAACCTTGCATGAAATCCACGCGCTGCAGCGCTTGACTCATTTTGTTGGAATCCCACGGAACTGTGTAGCCTTCGTAGGCAGGCGCCGCAGGTGCTGCAGGAGCGCCAGGAATTTGTTGCTGGCCTTGCTGTTGCTGGCCTTGCGGAGCAGGAGGTGCGCCCCAAATTTGAGGTGCAAGCGCGTCCAGCGGGTTCTGGGACTGCTGCTGCGTGCCGGGCATTCCAGCATTAGTGGCAACGCCTGGAGCTCCAGTTTGAGTTTGAAACTGCGAGTTTGCAGGGCCTTGAGTTGCTTGCTGTGAAGCGGATCGCGGTCCTTGCTGTTGCTGCGGAGGAGGCGTGTTGGGACGATTCATGCCATTGAGCCAAGAAGACATTTTGGTTCCTATCAATAGTGGGAAGCTTCAGGAGGGTTGGAGTTCTGCAGTTGCCGCTCCTGATGCACGGCCTCCGCAGCTTGGATGCACTCTTGTACAAGCTCATCCAAGACTTGAATCATTGCACGATTGCGTTCGATGTTGACCAACTCCTTCATCTGTGGCAATTCTCCGTTGCCTGCAGTAGTGAAGTTGGTAACAAAAATGTTTGCGTATTCTGCGCGCTTGTTTTGCAGATAAGCCAGTAACAGAGGACTCCCGAGCGCAGTAAGCTCTTCCTGCTCGGTGAGCTGCCACATCTGGAACGGGCCATCGATTTTCGGTGTCATTGCTGTTGCTCCTGTGCAGGTTGCGCAGCTGCACGCGCGGCTGCCAAATTGGCTGCGTTTTCGCTGCCATCTGTCGGCTTCGAATTCTGTGCAGCAGAAATCTGCTTGAACCTGTCAAGCGCGCCCTGCTGGCCTGCAGCGTCAAGGCGGAAATCGTTAACCCACTTCGCACCTTTGAGTTTGCACCAGTAAAGAAACATACCGAGCACATCGTATTCAGTAGTCAGTGTCGGCAGTGCTTGCGCAGTTTGCATAAACACTTGCATCACTTCCGGATTCATCAACTTGTCGGAAGGCAGCACGCCGTCTGTGAGGTCAAAATCCAAAATTGCTTTGCGCAGTTCCGTAGGATCAACTTCCACAGCGGTGTTCTTGTCTCGATTGTAGATCGTCTCGACAGCCTGATTTTGCAGCGTATTGGCCTTGATGATTTCCTTGGCCGGCACCATAAATTGGTGCTCAATCACGACAGCTTCCAGCTGGTTGCGTGCGTTGCTGTTGTCGACTGTTGTCTGGAATTCGTTGGAAGTCTTGTTGCCTTTTTGGAACTGGCCACGAGAAACCTTGTTTTGCCCTGCCGACTCATCAGCCATTTGCGAAATGAGCTGCGACGCTTGAATTCCCAGGGTAGGCGCACCATCCTCGTACGGAATTTTAAAGATCGCTTTTCCGGGCTCAAAGTTCAGCATTGCGGCGTTCCGAATGGGAATTCGAGAAACGCTGGACACCGGATCAATGTCCTTCTTGTCGATGTAGTGCGAATTGTAGACCAGACGATCAAACACACGACGCCGTGCAGACTCAATGGTCAAACCCCACATGGAACTTGCCATGTTTTGGTACGGCATCGAATTGTCAAGCTTCGACGGAGTTTGGTATCCAAGTCCATCGTCTTGCGGAGTCATGATCAGCGCCGGCAAGTAATCATGCGCGTTCACGAGCATCTCTGCGTAGAACACGACTGACCAGTTCGCAATTTTCAGCTTGTAAATCGTAGGAATGTTGCCCTGTCCGCCGAAGTCGCTAGGACACGCGCGGCAATACAAAGTAGTAATCAGGTACTTGTCCTTGTAGTTGATATCTCCGCGCTTCTCGTTCATCCCCATCCATGCGCCCCAATCCTGCACGGCAGTACGGGCAGCGGCATCCATCGTGAAGTAATGGTTAATGGATGGAATGTAATAATCCTTCGCGGCTTGCGAGCCCGTACCGGAACCAAAACTTTGCATTCCGGATTCGTACGCTTCCTTCAGCTGCGCAGTGTTCTGAATGTTCAGGCCAGCAACAAGGCGCTTAAACGCAGTACGGGTAAGCAGCTCATTGTAACCAAAAAACTCGCCGTCAGTGTGCATGTCACCAGGAGCGACCATCGGATCGAAAAAGCAGTTATAGGGATCAACTGCTCGGATTTCATTTCCTTGGTAGCTGCCGTGTTCAATCTTCGTCTTGCCGCGCTGGGCTGCCTGGGTAATGTCGCCCTCAGCAATGGTGCGCACCGGCACAGACTTCCAATCCACGATTGCAGGGCCAAAGTTGTATTTGTCTGCGTTGCGGAACACTCGAATCAGGTTTCGCGACCACGCAAACTTTTCTGCCTGCTTCATCAGCGTGGTCTCAAACTTCATCGCTGCGTCCATGTACTGGGGAGGCGCGACTACTCCAAAAACCCCAGGATTGGAGAGAAAAACTCCAGCTTTGTACGCGACGCTCGATTCGATCTGAGGCATGATGATGGGAACAACAATGTCTTCCATCATTGACGGCTTGCCAGCGAGCGTGTTGCGAACTGCATCCAGCTGCTTGGCTGTCATATTCAACTGGCGAATGTACGCACGATCACGGATTTCCATGAGTCCGCGAAAATTAGGAAGTGCAGAACCGAACCGCTCTGCTGCATTCTTTGCGTATTCCAGCGCCAATTTTCGTTGTGCGATAGTCAGCGTCAAGTTGAAATTGACTGCAGGTTTGATTTTTGCCATGATTGCCTCAGAATGGGAGTTCCAGCTCGTCGCTATGAGCAGCCGACACGCCAGCGGATTGGGAAAGAACAATATCATGCCCAATAATGGAAGAGTACGTCGTAACCATCTCTTCTACATATCCGATCGGGTCAATGATGTCGTCCTTGTTGTTTCGCTTCAAAGGATTCCAGCTTTTGTACTGATCTTTGACAAGGCTCACGACGTTAGTATGCAGGAGGATTTCACCCTTGCAAAGCTTGGTCACCCCCTTCTTGATCCGTGTGTTCTTGGCCACGTTACGGGGAGAAAGAGGAACAAAGTGAAACCCCATAATACCGTGAGTCTCACAGTAATCGTTGAACCAGAACAATAGAGACTTCTGATACGCAACAGCTTCCACCCCGATAGCTCGGGTGTTTGTGGCCATTGCAAGCTTCAAAGTTTCGATGATTGTCTCTTTGGGGGTGAAAGTTCCAAACTTGATTGTGCGCAAGATTGGCAACGTGTCTTTGACTTCGTAATATTCAATTGTGCAATCGTCACTGGTTTTGTCAGCGCCTGAGGGGTCAATAAGAATGAAACTGCCGTCTGCCTGCAGCTCATCCCAAAATGCTGGCGCAACCTTAATTTGCTCCAAATCAATGCCAGACGCCAACGGGAGCTCTGTCGAATTCAAAACCTCACTAATGAAGATATCTTCTTCTCCGAGCTCACGGAGCATGTCCCACTCATCCAGCAAAGTTTCGATGGGCTTCAGCTCTTCCCACAGCGAGGTGCCGTCTTCCAAAATTCCGCCGACAATAAACGATTCCCAGCCACGAGATTCTTTCAGCTTCTGCAGAATTGAATTCTGCGGATACATGTTGCCAATGAAGATGAATGTGCAGTTTTTATCCGATTTAGCCATCATCAAGGTGCCGAGCATCCACTGCATCAGTGCTTTTGACAGTTCCGGATTCTTGGCATCTTCTTTCTTTTGGATGTCGTCCATAATCATCACGTCAGGACGTTGGTTGTTCCGGTTCACGCCGCGAACTGAAGTGCCTGCGCCAATGCCTTGGATGATGATTGTACGCCCCCGGAAATAAAACACCTTTTTGTGCTTCTGATTCTCTTCTACGTTAGCTTCCCAGCTGCCAAAGAGGCGCACAATATTCTCGTGACCCAGCATTGTCATTACGTCACTAACGACGTTGATTGCCAAGTCCTCCGCAGCGCACACGATCAGGATGAATTTCTTGTCACTGAACAAGATGTACCACACGCACAGCAGCTTCATCCAGGTTGTTTTAGCAAATCCACGCGGCAATCCAAGCGCGAAGTGCTCAAACCGCTTTGTGAACTGTGTCAACTTGGAAAACAACAGGATGTACCACGCAGGGAATGCAAAAGCAAAAACCTCAGGCATGCAGAGCATCCCAAGGAAGTTAAAATCTTGCTGTGCAAGTTTGCGTGAATCTTCTGCGGAGAAGTGCTGCTGTGAGAGTGACATTAGATGAGATCCGAAATCGACATATCAGATGCACGCGTGCGACGCCGCGGAGAATTTTCCAGCTGTTGCAGCACGACTTCTGCGCGAGAATCCTGCGGCAGCGGAACTGCGTTCTCAACTGGCTTGCGAAGCTCCCGTCCCAGAACTTTCTGTGCCAAAGCTTCCAGTGACGCGGGAGATGCACTTAACATGGTGCGGCCTTCCACTTCCACGATTTCAGATTTTGCGTTGGCAACATAATTGACAACTGCGATCTGCGGCAAGATCAGCGGCACAACCGTAGCCTGCGGTGCACGAGTTGCAGGTGCAGTGTCACGTCGACGCTTCATTGCGTTCAACCGCGTCGCGGCATTAAGTGCATCACGCAAATTAGTTGCCATGTTCAGTTTGCGCGCCACGATGTCAAGCGCAGTCGCTTCCGTTTTATCCAGCTTTTCGTCAAAGCGTTCATTTTCTTCTGTTTGTGCAACTGCAAACTGCTCCACCAATGCAGCGTATTCTGGCGTGCTCAGAATTTGACTGACGTACGACTCCTCCACGCCGACAGTGCGTGCGATTTCAACTTGCTTGAATCCACGACCTGCACACTTAATGATTGATTGAATCGT